GTTTATGTCTAAAATTCTCTTTATTTTGTATATAATAATCAATATGTATGTGTTGATTATTATCTAAGTAAGCATATTGTGATGAAAAATTCATTACACATTTATTGTTAGTTGTCATTATTTATATAATATAATAAATTATCTTTAAATAGTTGTGTTATATTATATTATCGTTACGCAACCATCTCATATTTCATAGCTTAAATATTCAAGAGTGTAAAGAATGAATATTTAACAAATATAAAGATTTTCGTTCATAATAAAATAAATATTTTTTAAGTTGTTCTATGATTTAAAAACTAACAATATAAATAAAATATGGGAAATACTCAACCTATGAAAAAAATCAATTATGAAGATATGCAAACTGTCATTAAAAATCCTGAAATATACTTAATTATTAATACATTGAATCCTAATGAACAACAATGTCTTATAATTAATACAACACCAGTAAATGATGAAGAAATGTTAATAAATAAATTCATAAAAGAAAATAAAAGTATTAGAATAATAATTTATGGTAAAAATTGTAATGATGAAAGTATAGATAAAAAATATCAACAATTATATTCGTTAGGATTTTACAATATCCTTGTTTATTTAGGAGGAATGTTTGAATGGTTAATGTTACAAGATATTTATGGTAAAGATTTGTTTCCAACAACAAAAAAAGAAGTTGATTTATTAAAATATAAGTCACATCAGTTATTAAATATAGGACTTTTAGAATACTAATATGCTAAATATAATCACAAACAATAGCAATAAATTTATCATCCTCATTTTTTGAATTATCATTTAATATAATTTTGAATGGTTTTCCACATCCAATAATCAACTGATGTTCAATATAATGATCGCATTGATTCTTAGGTGCATGAGGATCAATTTGTAATCTATTATTTTTAAAGACCCCGTGACGAAAAATACAGCAATTAAGTTGTTCAATTAAAATAGGTTCTTTACAGTGCGGACAATCAACGACAATATTAATTAACTTAGAAGTATCCATTTTAAAAATATGTAAAAAAGTCTTTAATATTAAAATATAAATATATTAATTTTATTTAACCATTCATCAATGACGGTTTCATTTTTATAAATGTCTACATTACCGTCTAAAAATAATGTATTTTTAATTATATTACTGTTATTCAAAAAGTCTTCGTGATATTTATGACAATCAATCAAATAGGCTAATGGAATAACCTCTTCTCCATCTCTTGCTCTTTTGTGAATTCTTTCATAACATTTTACTGGGTCAGTACTAACATATATAGAATAATTAATTGGAAAATCCTTTGCGAATTCATCAAACCAATTTAAATAAATTTGATAACAAACATTTTCAATTTTCCCTTGGTTATATAACATTTTTGCGAATACTTCTCTGTCGGTGTATAAACTACGTTCAGTAATAATGACATATTCTTTGTTACAGTCCTTAGGTAAAACTTCATTATGTATTTTTTTAATGGTATCTCTCAATATTTTTAGCCGGGAAATATAGGCCATCATCTGAAACGCAAATGAATATTTCTCTTGATCAGCGTAAAATAATTTTAACATAGTATTTCCTTCATTATCTTTGATTTGTTCCCAATCATCAACCGGTTCGCGTAAAAATATAACATTTGTATTATTATCATAAAAATTGCGTATATTTTCAAGTAAAGTGGATTTACCAGAACCAATATTTCCTTCGATTGAGACAATTTTGTAATTAATAGACATTCTTAGTATTGTATGTAAGAATACTCTTATATTATTTTTAAAATTCAATTTTATATTTAAATAGGTTAAAAAAAATTGAATTATAAAAAGGATATAAAGAGATTAGTATATTATACTAGTATATACCCTTCTTTTAAATGGATCTAACTCAACGTAAATTATCTAAGTCTGAATGGGATGGAATTGAAATCCCTGTTAATAAAGATGAACTTGAAATATTACAATTGATTGTGAATGGATTTTCCAATGTTCAATTAAAGGTTAATAACACTAATTCTATCTTTACACAATTAAAGATAGAATACAATGATCAAATTGAAGAATTTCTGTATGCCAATTTCTTTGCTGATAAAATAAAAACACTTGTTCAAAAATATAATATTCCATTTATTTGTTTTACAAGTTCACGTAAAAAAACCGGCGATGAAGACAAAGACCAATACCAAGACAATTATTATATAAATGTTGCTACAATTGTTAAACTGAAGAGCAGTGACCAAATAAGATTATCTCGATTAAATACTGAAACGATTAGTAGTAATAATAATATATATGAATTTGTGCTCTATAATAATTTAGAAAAAATGCTTGAATATAAAGAAAAAAACAATGATAAATGGATGTACTATTGTTATACACTTAATAAACTCATAAAAAATAATGTCGAAAAAGTTAATAGATTTTTAAAAGAAATTATTGAAACATTTATAAAAAATTATGAAAAGGACGTTGATTTGCTGTATATTCTTCGTAACTCGTCTGAAATTATTGAAAAAAACCCAAACATATTAAAATACAGTGATTTATCATTATATGATCATCAGAAAACTATATTTGCTGCTATTAAAAGTGTTAAACCAAAATTAATTTTATATATTGCGCCAACTGGTACTGGAAAAACGCTAACACCTCTTGGACTATCACAAACATATAAAGTTATATTTGTTTGCGCGGCCAGACACGTAGGCCTTGCTCTTGCTAGATCAGCTATTTCAATAGGTAAACGAATTGCGTTTGCTTTTGGTTGTTCTGCTGCTGAAGATGTGCGTTTACATTACTTTGCGGCTAAAGAATATACTAAAGATAGACGAAGTGGTCAAATTAGAAAAGTGGATAATACGGTTGGAGATAAAGTTGAAATAATTATTTGTGATATTAGATCTTATTTACCAGCAATGTTTTATATGGCATCATTTAACGATATTAACAATATAATAACCTATTGGGATGAACCAACCATTACGATGGATTATAAACACCACGAATTACATACTATTATTAAAAATAACTGGAAAAAAAATATTATACCTAATTTTATATTATCATCTGCTACATTGCCAAAATTACACGAATTAACTCATACTATTGCGGATTTTAAAGAAAAGTTTCCAGAATCAATTATTCATAATATTGTTAGTTATGATTGTCGTAAAACGATTCCTTTAATAAATAATGATGGATATATTGTTATGCCACACTATCTTCACGAAGATTATTCAAATATTATAGAAACGGTTACTCATTGTGAAGAAAATTTGTCATTATTACGGTATTTTGATCTTAAAGAAGCGTCGGAATTTATTTATTATGTCGAAACAAATAAATTGAATAAATCATCGGCAAGATTTGAAAGAAACTTCGTTTCAATTGATGATATTGATATGACTCAAATAAAATTATACTATCTTAAGGTGTTAAAAAATATTATTCCATCATCTTGGTCCACAATTTATAATTATTTTAAAATTCAAAGAGTAAAACAAATTAAATTTAACAATACGGTTGACGGTAAAGGGAATGCTATTACTCGAACAAAAAGTTTAATCACACCTACAAAACCAAAACCAGGTGAAACATTATCCCGCGTTGAAAGTGTCCAATTACCTATTACAAATACAAATATAGATCCTCCTGGAAGCTGCGGGGTATTTGTAACAACCAAAGATAGTTATACATTAACAGATGGTCCGACGATATTTTTAGCAAATGACCTGCCAAAAATAGCTAAATTTTGTATCCAACAAGCAAATATTCCTGCTATTGTTATGAAGGATATTACTGATAAAATTGAATATAATAATCAAATTAATGAAAGAGTTGAAAATATTGAAAAAGAACTTGATTTTGAAGAAACTCGGATGGAATCAAATTCTTCAGGTTCAACTGATAATTCAAAAGAAGCTAAAAAACTACAAGGTAAAAAAGATAAGAAAAATTCGTCGAAAGCATTTGATAAAATGCTTGATAGAACAACCGATAAAAATATTACTAAAATGAGAGAGGAAATTACAACACTAAAAGGTATGGTTAAAAATGCTAGATTAGATGATATGTTTATTCCAAATAGACTTGCTCATTTAGATAAATGGGCTAAAACTCTCAATACATCTGGAGCATTTACTAGCAATATTGAAGAGAGTATTATAGTTTCTATTATGTTGCTAAAAGATGTTGAAGATAGCTGGAAAATTTTATTATTACTTGGAATTGGAGTGTTTACGCAACATAAAAGTAGTTCTTATACAGAGATTATGAAAACTTTGGCCGATCAACAAAAATTATATTTAATTATAGCAGATAGTGATTATATTTATGGAACTAATTATCAATTTTGTCACGGTTATTTAAGTAAAGACCTTGAACTAACACAAGAAAAAATTATTCAAGCGTTAGGACGCATTGGTCGTAATAATATACAACAACAATATAGTGCCCGTTTTAGAGATAATTCACAAATTACAACATTATTCACAAGATTTAATTCTGAAGATAAACCTGAAGTTATTAATATGAATGAACTATTTAATTGTAAAAATATAAAATGGAATGGTGCTGAGTATTTGGAACAAGAAGAACTAAAAGAACAACTTAAAGAAGAAAATTAATAATAATATATTTTGTTTCATTTTATTTTTTTATGTTTTTTCTTTTGTGTTTTTCTTTTCTTGTGTTTTGTTTTCATTGATCTTCTTCTTTTTGTTTTACCACCGACCCGTGGTGCGGTAGGATCATTACCATTATTTTCCATATCATCATATTTGGTATAATTTCCTACTTCTTGTTTTGCTATAGCAACTTCAGGATCAGTTTCTTCATTGCCATATGGAATAAAACTGTTTACTCCATTATTATTATTTAAAACTTGCGAAATACCTTTACCATCATCACCTGTATTTCCAGTAACATTATATATTATTAAACCTAAAATTACCATAGCAATGCTACCACCCGCAATACCTAATATTAATGTATTATTGGAATTCATTAATATTAAATGATATAATAAGTTATTATTTTTATAATATAAATACTTATTTTTTATTAACAGTTCTATTTTTTATATTTTGTCTCTTTTTTTTTGTATTTCTTTTTTTAATTCCTCCGAAAAGAGGGGCTGCTTTTCCATTATACATTAAATGATCACTTGAATCACGATTACTTGTATTAGTCTCATCAGTATTTCCACTAAACATTGAATATCCTAAAATTAATAAAAGAATTCCACCTATACTGCCAATAATAATTGGTCGATTTAATTTCATTATAATAATAAATGATATAAAATAATATATTTTATTTAGACATTGATTGAATTACTTCATTAATTCCATTATTAAAATCAGTTAAAATTGTCCATCCTAAATCTTTCACCTTTTGATTACTTATATAATATCGTTTATCATTAAATGGTCTATCTTCAATATGACTAATCCATTTATCATAATCTGTTGTTTTTGTTATTTTTTCAATTAACATATGAGCAATTTGAGTAACGGTATATTCGTGATGGTCGTCGCTACCAATATTATATATTTCACCTATTTTACCTTTCTCTAAAATCAATTTTAACGCAGAACATACGTCATTTACGTGTAAAAATGCTCGCACATTTGATCCATCACCTTGAATTGTAACTTGCTCTCCTTTTAAAAGTTGTTCAATAAATCTAGGTATCAATTTTTCGGGGTATTGATTAGGTCCATATACATTATTGCCACGTGTTATTATAATTGGCATTTTAAAAGAATGATAATATGATTTTGCTATTAATTCTGCTGCGGCTTTTGTTGCCGCATATGGATTTGTTGGGCACAGTACTGAATCTTCATTTTTTTTCTCTTCGTTAACTGATAACATCGATTCACCGTAAACTTCATCAGTTGAAATATGAATGAATTTTTGTATCTTACCATATTTACGACACGCTTCTAATAATGTATGAGTTCCTACAACATTATCGCTTGTATATTGTAAAGCATTATCAAACGAATTTTGAACGTGTGATTGTGCTGCGAAATGAATAACCGTATCAATATTATAAATTTCTAAAACATTAGAAATTAGATCAAACGAACATAAATTTCCCTTTACTAAATGATATCTTTTTGATTTACGTATATTTTCTTTAATATTATTTTGACTTGCGCAATAATACATTGCGTCTAAATTAATTATTTCTACATCAGAATTTTCATTAAAGTAGTAATTTACAAAATTAGAACCAATAAATCCACAGCAACCAGTAACTAACAACTTCATAATATATAATTAATATTTGTATTAAATATTATGAACGCTTTAATTTTAATTTTGTTTATTTTCTTTCATACAAACTAACACGTCTCTTACAGCATCCTTTATATGTTTTACATTATTTACTTTATCTAATTCTAATGTAATTGTATCTAAACAATTATTGGAACGTTTTGATGCTAATATATTATTTTGTTCATCAATAGAGAAATTTTCCCAAGTAAAATCAGGATCAACAATTTCCTTATACATTTCTAATATTTCATTATGCGTAATTAATCCAGGGTTTGTTAAATTAATAGTTCCTTTTCGATTACTTAAAGCATATTGTATCATAACTGGTAATAAATTATCCAAAACAGTCATTGAATTTGGTATCGAACATATTTTTTTATAATTTGTTATTTTGGTTATAAAATTACGAGAAATGATTTCACTTGTAATTGGCATTCTAATCCTTATATTTAACACGTCATCATTAAATAATTCGTGCATCAATTTATCAGTATAACCTTTTACAATAGAATAGGATGAACCGAAAAAATTAGGCTGATCGGACTCATTAAAACCAGTTAATTCATCGCCATATAAATGATTATCATCGTACTCAAAAATGCATCCAGTTCCCAAATAAGTAAAATGTTTTTTGTATTTTTTACAAATAGATGATAATAAGATTGGTCCATATAAATTATCTTTAAGATTTTCAACCAATTTTCCAGGTTTCTCCAAATAATCAATTGTTGAAATAGTTTCGCCCTCGTATACTCCGTGTGTTCTTCCAATAAATGACATAACGTGTGTTAATCCTTCAAAAGAGCTAATCTCGGCTTCAACAGATTTATAATCATCTGCTCTACATTTTGATTTTACTACTTTAAAACCCATACTAACTAACAAATCATAAACTTTAGAACCAATCCATCCATTTCCTCCGTACAATAAAAAATAAGGTTTTGAATAAAATTCACTCATAATAATATTTATTTGAATTCTTTTAAATCATTATTTTTATATTGTTATTTGTTAGTTTATTTACAAACATGTTATTTTGCTTCCTAATTCTTTATAATAATAGTTATTATATGGAATATTATTTGTTAACGCTTTTGCTAATGTTTTATCGCTCATTTTTAATTCTCTAATACAATCATATTTACACGAAAACTCTTTCACCAAATTATTATTAACATCGTATTGACCGATACCATTTTTGTATAATAATAGTGAGCCATTTTTTTCTTCAAATTCTTCAATTAAATTTTCATCACAAGTATCATATAGAGTATAATAATGACCATTTGATAAAGTATTATTTTTAACTGGATTATCTAAACCAGACGAACTTTGATATCCATTTAGTTGTGCTGCGGTTTTTCTGTCAAGATATACATTTAATATTTCTGTTTTGTTTTGATTTAATTTAGCAACATATCCTAAATTTTGAACCTTAGTTTGTTTTGTTGGTTGAATTATGTGAATTATATTTGGGTCTAAATTTCTTTCAACTAACAACCATCTAAATCCACAATAAATTGTATTTTCTTCTACTGCCTTTGATATACTTGGTCTTTTAATATTTTTATATTCGTTCATTGCTTCTGTAACAGATTCATATACTTTTACAAGCTGAAGTGTTTCTGGATTAATTTGTTGAAGACGTGGTCCTAGATGCGGCATTTGCTGATTAAATCCTGTAACAATCCTAGTTTCTTTTTCATTAAGCTTACTTAGAATTTTTTCTATTGAATTTTCTAGAGAACTCACTTTATTTGTTAATAGTTTATTGGTTTGAATTAGTTCTTTTAACATTTCATTGTCATTATTAATAACTTGACCATTATTTTTTATTTTTAAAGTTTCAATTTCAAGTAATAATTCTCTTACCTTATAATTATAATTATTAATATTGTCGTTAATGATTTTTACTAAGATTTGTTGTGTTAGTGTAGTTCCAATTAAAAATAATTCGGTTTCTGTTTCGTGACCTAATAAATTTTTAACATTAGTTGATTGAATAGTTTGATATGAATGTAAAAATTGTTCAAAATCGTGAGATTTATCAACTTGAAAACAATTTAATAATAAAATATTATTATGTTTTGCTTTACATTCTTGATATCGGTCTTTTATACCCTTAGTGCTATGTCCTAATTTAATAATATATGTTCCATTATCATTTGATTTAACCTTAATAATATATATTATAGAACCTATGTTAGCATATTGTGTTAATAATAATCTCTCTCTTTCAAACTCTTTTTCTTTTATAATTTCTTTATTTTTAATATTTTCAATTTGTTGTAATTGATTTTTTAATTCATCGCATTCTTCTTTTGTAATTTCAAACATAATATTTTCTAATTTAATAAAATAATCATGAACCTCATCTGCCTTTTTAGTACACGCCTTTAAACAAAATTTTTTAAATGTATCAATGTTTAACATAATAATTTCTTTATTATGACCTCCTCTATTATCTTTTTTTTGCTCACCCATCTTAGTGAGCAAAACTTTATAATCTTTATCAATCACAAAATTTTTTGTTAAAACAGTTTTTGCGTGAGCTTTATTAGAAAACTCAATCCATTTCCATACATTATCTAAATCAATCACAAAATCATTCTTGGGATCATATTTTAAATAGCAGTAAAAACTAGATAAAAATAGTTGCTGTTCATAATCGGTGAAATGATGTTTTACTTTTTCAACTAATTTGCTCTGATAATCACCCGAAAATTTAGTGATTGGATTGCTTTCAATAAGATTTACAATGTCTATGCTCATAGTATACAATATATTAACAAATTGTCTTTAAGTTGTTTTTTGCTTTTAATATTAAAATACAAAATAGGTATTTAATTTTAATATTAGAATATATAAATAAAATCCGCACCATATATGGTCTTTAGTTGGAATACGCAAGCCCTCCCATACCACTCATAATTCTCAGCACATTATAATTGGTCGCATACACGCGCACTTTAGCAGTCTTGGTACCTTCAACGGTAGCATTAGACAAGACCAATTGAAGTGTGGCATTATCAATTCTGGAAAAATTACACGTGCCTGAGGGTTGATGTTCCTCTGGTCGCAGGGCAAACGAGTAAACATTAATACCTTCATCAGGGTTTCTGGTATGAGATTGGTAAGGTTGGACCCAAGAGAAGTAAGACCCTTCACGCTCAGAGAAGCGATCTTGGCCGTTCAATTGGAGTTTAGCAGTGACAACTGGATTTTGTCCCCAACAATGCATATCGATAGAGGTCTCGCACAAAACAAAGGTTCCAGCATCAGAAACACTGGAGTTATCGTTATGACTGCGTTGAAGACCAGCAAGAGCAGCAGCAAGGGCAGGGTCAACACCAACAGCACTTTCACCTCCCAAATTGGGTTGATTGTAAGGATTATTGGGTCCGTGCCAGTATCCAGTGAATCCAGCAGGAATATCATAGTCCAGAGCTCCAGCATCATCAAAGAGACCTTGGGCATCAATGTATGAACGAGAGTCTTCGGCAATGGAAGCAGGACCTCCGAAAGCGTGGATAGCATTTGGAAGAGCATCAATTGCGTCGGTGTAATTGAAAGGTTGAGCACCGAGGACTTTGAATAAAAGAGCATCGCACACAAGAGATGAACAATAATCAACGTTTTGATCAGGCTGAACA